CTTGCAACTACTTTTAATTTATCATTATTTCTTTTTTGATAATTTAGTTTACCAAAATAAGGTTCAGGGGTGTCATAAGTAAAATTAGTATTACTATAAGACTCTTGAGTTTGTAAAGGAGTAAATGGAGTAATACAACTTGGACCATTCATATGTCGCATTGTTCCATTACTATCGTTATTAGAATGTATTTGTATTTGACTTATTACTCCGCTTGCTAATATTCTTTTGTCATTTTCACCTCTTGCAACTCTTACAATAGAATATCCACTTATTTTACTTCTTGTATCTGCAGATAATTTTACTTCAAACTTTGGAAAAAGAGCAAACCCAGACACATCATCTAAAGGTCTATCAAAAACTACATCACCTGAATAATTACTTGCTCCAGTTGTTTGTTTTGAAATTGTTATATTATTTGCATCAACTATATTAGTAATATAAACTCCTTTAGGAATTGATGTTTCACCAGCCAAACCATTACTTACTAAATCTCCTAAAGCTCTAGCTGTAGCACCACCACTTTTAGTTAATGTTGTGCTTCCACTTGTCCAAGACCAACTATCTTCTTTAGAAGGTAAAGTACCGCAATGTTTGTAAGTTCTTGCACCATCACTATTTTGATATAATACACTTCCACCTACCGATGAGCCATACAATGTTTCATTGTCAGGCATACGTATATCACCTATAGGACTAACAAAAGTTGGGTTACCTGATACATCATAAAATAAAATACCAAATCTATATACTTCACCTCTTTGATAACCTGTAAAATCTTTAGCAAAAAGTGGGTTTTTATAATTATTATATCCACCTTCAAAAGTTTTATCTAAATATCCATACAACGGTACAGTATTATGTATTTTATGAGCCATTGCACTTGCAGTAGTAGCTCCATCTAATTCAGCATTTTTAAAATGTTCCATTTGACTAAGGTCAAACTTTTTTACATCAAACGTTACTCTTACCCCATCTGTTGCTGTTGCAAAACCAGGCGTTTCTGCACCTGGTATTGGTAAAGCTCCACTACCTAAATTACAATATGCATAATAAGTTGTTTTATATAAAGTGTCTGCATATAAATTTGGATTTATAAAAGTATCTGAATATGTTTCAGGGCTACTACTTCCGTCAGAACCATATCTATAAGATTTAACTCTAAAATCTAAATCAATTGTTTGAGCGTTATTAGTCAAATTTGAAGCAAATAATCTATTACCTTTTATAGCTAAATCTTTACATACTTCCCAACTAACTCTATTTCTTAATAACTCACCAATACTTATACTTGTAGTAGTTTCGTTACCATTATGTGTATATTGAAAAGTAGAACCCGCTATATTACTTTCTGTAATTATATTAGCTTCTATACCACCTTCACTAGATGTATATCTAATATTAATTATTTGTATTGCATTATAAGATTCATCTATGTTGTTTATAGTTAAAGATACAGAGTTAGCTGATTCAGTAGACAAACTACCACCTGCTACTTTATGATATTCTTCATTAATAGTAGTTTTAGAAACTTGTATAGGATTGGATATTTGTGATATTATTGATGATTTCCCATCAGTAGTAATTAATCTATAACAATATGAGTGAGAACCACATTTTACAATACCACCTGGCAATAAATTATTTATTGTAGGTGCAATTAAATTAGAAGCTTTAAATACATTTAAATCTTCTGCAGTAATACCTACATAATAACTAGCTTCTTCTTTGAGATTTAATGTTCTTAATGGATTTACACCATCTGTCCAATATATTCTATGAAAATGCTCATTTTCTTCTGACACTTCTACTCTTAAAGAAGTTTTTTCTGTTAAACCTAAATCAGTTTGTACTAACGGAATCATTTCTTGCAAAGTTCCATCTGCATTAGGTGTTAATTTAAATATAGTATCTTCACTTCCTCCATCATTAGGTGTTGTAATTACTGCTATATAATCAGAAAATTTAGCTACACCTACAATACTATAAGTAGATGCAGTTAAACTTACCTGTGTGTAGCCATCCATACTAGATAAAGAATAATAACCAAGACTTAAAGGGCTCGGAACATAATATTGAGCCTCAAAAGTTAAAGTCATTGTTTCATTTGTAAAACTTTGAGCTGTTAATATAATACCTTCATCTGTAGATTGATAAGCAACCTGTACGCCTATTTTTGCATTTGCTGTAGGGCTTTGAGTAAGTTTTAATGCTGCATAATATAATGCATCTCTCCAGTTTCCTCCAGTAGGAAGTGTTACTACATTACCTGTAGTAGGATGAACATTACCTGATTCCCATATAAAAGTTTCTGTCACAAAACCATCATCTCCAGATAAAATAATTTTTGCACCTAACAAATTGTCAGAAACAAAAGGATTAGCTGCTGCAGCTATTGCAGTATTTGCCCCTAATGTAGTGTTATTAAAAGTAAATCTTGTAGATGTGCGTTGTAATGTGCTAAATACAGTATTACCTTGAGCGTTTTTAATTACAAAAGCATTATCTTCTCTTGTAAATACTCTACCATTAACAAGTTCTTTGTAAGCATCAGTAGACATAACATTAGCGTCTAAGTCTGATTGCATTCCTTTTATAAAAGAATTAGGTTTTTTAGCAGGTTGCGCCATTATTAAAACAATTTACGTTTAGTAACATCTTCAGTGTAAGGACGCAATGAGTTCCAATATCTAGTTATATTTCTCCATTGCTGTTTAGTAGGCATATTGTCTTTACCTCTTGCTTGAGCACATTGATAAGACCACTCTTGTTTTAAATCTTGATATACATACCTAGGAAGCTTTTGATTATAATATTCTCTTCCTTTATATTTAAACATTATATAAGAAGCTATAGCATCTTCATGGTCTGCTGATATTGTTGGGTAACCCTCAGTGTCTGTAGATATTGCTTCGTAATGCAAATCAACTGTAGTGTTTTCTAAATCTATATTAAGGTAACCTCCTGATATATAACATCTTGTGTCGTCGTAAGCACCACCATCTGAATTTACTATTTCTATAAGATTTAAATAATCATCTGGTAATAATGTTTTTTTATCAGTAACAGTTAATGTAGTTATTTTTTTATCAAACGTTATAGAAGAGCCTATTTTTTTTTCAGCTTCAAAAGCCCATTCAACAAAATTGTGAAACTCTCTTGCAGCATCTTGAATTCCTAAGTTTCTTATAACTGCTGATACTACCTGCTTAACACTAATTTTTGGACTACCTTTCATTTTTGTTTATTTAATTGCTCTTTAAATCTTTTTAACGGCAAAACTTTATATTTAGAGTACTTATATGGCCTATCCCACCACAACTTTATGTAATCATCATCTAAAATAGGTACTTTATATAAAACTACTTCACCTTTTTTCTTTGTTTCTTCTAAATCTATTCTTACATGAAAAGGTCTTTTGTGTGGCAACCTTTTAGTATAAATATTACCCATTTTAGAAGGCATCTTAAAGACTTCTTGCTTTACTGCTACTACATCTACCACTTCATCTAAAAAAGTGCTTAATATCGAATAATATTCGCTATAGCTTAATATTCTACTTCCTCTTTCGCTTTTAACCCTTATTGAGTGTTTTATTGTATTATAAACATCTTTTACTGAAACATATTTGTCTTTATATTTCTTGTAATGGTTATTGTTTTTCCTGTGGCGTATTTTCATCTTTTTGGTTGTTTGGTGTCTTAGAAGGAATTCCTAATAAAACGCTAAACTCTTGTTTTAATACATTTCCTACTAATGGTGTTATTAACTCTTCAGGTATAGGATATTGCGTTGTATCGTCATCTACATAAGAACTAACTAATGTAGGATTACTAAATACTGCATTTACTTCTACTACTCCAGAACTAATTGTACTGTCACCTTCCCATATATATAATTTTCTATCAGATAATGTAGCAATTTTTTTGCTAGTGTTTTTCATAAACCTAGAGTTGTTCACGAACATTCTATCATGATTTTGTATTATAGGTAATGGTTCGTAAGTAGAATCTACAGAAGAATCATCTTTATATGCTATACTTCTTACAGCTCTATTTTCATTAAAACCTACAAAATCATTTAATATTACACCATTAGATTTTGGGTTTATAACATCTACCTGAAAACAACTATTAGATACTTTTTTACCATTATCCGTGTATTGTAACAAAAGATTTGCTCTATGGTAATGTACCATAAATTTAACCTGTCTTAAAGAAATATCAGTGTCATCTGATGCTACACCGCCTGATACGGTATTTCTAATATTGTACGCTATTTCGTTTAATGTTGCCATAATTAATTTTTAATAAGAAAGGGCAAAGTAAGTTACCCTACCTCACCCTTTCTAGAAAGCAGGGAGCAAAAAGCATCTTTATACTCGTCGTTCAGTTATTTCTGTCTGAACTGCATTATATCTTGCATCTCCCAATGTTGCAAGTACTTTACGAGCCGCAATCTGACACACCTCTTCGTGTGTAATCATGCTTAAATCTGTAAAAGTGGTAGTATATTTTAAATAGGTAATTACAATTTTTGTTGTTGAGCTAAAACCTATTGAAACTAAATTACCACCTGAAAAATATATTACTGGATTACTAGAATCAGCTTTATTAAAAGGGTCATTTAAGTAAGACGATATATCACTAATTTGAATAACTTTAACGTTTACTTTTGGACTATCTTTTACATAAACCGACAAAAGCCTTCCATAAGTATAATATAAATTACCTACATTAAAAGGAGACGCATCTGATATATCTTCTTCTTCATATATAACTAATTTTTCTAGTTTATCTCTACTGTCTTGAGTAGTTTCAAATGCCATATAATATTGCTGCAAAAACTCATCAGTAGCCATTTCTAGAAACTCGTCTAACTCTGCATTACTAAAGTACGCAGTTGTTTCACTGTCTATAATGTTTCTAATTCTGTTTTGTGCGCCAGTAGCATCCATTAATCTTCTATTTTAACTGTTTTAGTTTTAGGTTTTTCTTCACCACGAATTTCATGCTTTAAGATAGCTAAAATATCTTTGTTATCTTTTAACCAAACTAGCACTTGTTCTTCGTTAGTTCCGATTGCTTCTTTCCCGTAATAGAACGTATCATTCTTATAACTTAACTTTCTTTCTCTAACAGCTTCTATAATAAATACACGTAAGTCCTTTTCTGGGTCAAAGTGTGTATCCATAAATTTATCTGCATCTTTTTGAGCTATCTCTATAATTTTAGCTCTTAAAACATCCATTTCAGAATTTAAATTCATTCGCTTTAATGTAGCAAATTGTTTAACTTCTTTATCAGTCATTTTAGCAGCTTCAATTACAGCTCTTGCTGAATCTAGAGTATTTTGAGTTTTTGTTTCCTCAATAGCAGTTAAGTCAATTCTCATCCACTCTTTAGATAAAACCGAAGGATTTTGTTTTAAAAAATTATCCATTAAAACATGACCCTCATTATCCATATCTAATAAGACTACATTTGAATTCCACGTAATTGAGCTATCATCACCATTAATATCTTTATACTTTACTTTTCTTCCAGTTATTGTTTTATAATTGGAAAATGTATAAGACGCTACTGGTCTTGCACTGTGAAACATGTACTTAACGTACTTTTTTGCTTTTGCCATTTGTTTTTGCTTTTAATTATTATTTAAGAAAAATAAGTACACCCCCGAAGAGGTGCACTTAAATATATTTAGGATACTGTAATAGCTGCTGTTGTTTGAACATGAGCAATAACATGCCATCCTGTTCCGTCAGAAACTAAATCAATAACATCACCTTTTTCAATTTTACCATTTACAAATACAAGAGATGCAGTACCAGCTAATGCATTTACAGCGTCATCCATTAAGACTCCGTAAAAAATAGTAGCACCTGTTACTCTTGTAGCAGCATGAGTGAAGGATGTCATAGTTATAGTTTGTGCAGCCCAAGCAGCACTTGCTATAATTCTATAATTTAATCCTTTAACTGGCATAGGTAAAGCAATTGTACCTGCTCCATCAGCAGCAGAACAATCCATAAAAATTGTTGACCCAGATTCATATCTAAATGGTCATCAGAAGCAGCCATTGTTTTCACAACTGTTCCTGCAGCTACACGACCTTTATCTCGCGTCATGTAGTTCGAGTCTTCAATAGACTTGAAGAACTCTTTATTTGCGTCTAAAACTTGTCTTGACATTTTTTTATTTTTTAAAAATTAATTACTAATTATAGTACCAATCCTGTTGGCTTTAAAATACCACAAGATAATGGGTTACGAACAATAATACCTGATTGAGTTAACCAGTGACATTCGAATCTGTCATCTCCCGAAGCAGCTAACATAGACTTAGAGTCATAAGGGTTAATCATTCCTGGTACATATTTCTTAACCCAGTTACGGTTAGTACCTTCAGCACCTTTAGCAATCAATTCAATATTTGCAACACCTTGTTGTGCGCTCATATCTAAGAATACCATTAAACCTGAAAGGTTAGCACCTCTAAATGGACCATCTGTTGCATCAGCAATTTCATGTGCAATTTCAGATTCAGAAGCAGCAGTTGAAGTATAACCTGGCGCATTTGCTAAGTTAGGGTCATCAAATACTGGACAGTGAGCTAAAGTTAATTTATTACCCATACAGTAGTAAGTAGTAAAGTTAGCACCAACTGAAACGTCTTGACCAGCTCTATCAACTAATACAGAAGAAGCATTTCCACCATCTTTGAACAATAAGTCTTTCATTGCTCTGTGGAATTGAATTTTACCTTGTGTTCCAGTGAATACTACATACTCATTACCTGTTGGATTTTGAGCATTAAGAGATAACTGAGCCATAAAGTTAGTAAGCACATATTCATTTAAATCTTCATCCTCTTCGTAAGTAAGAATGTTAGATTCTGCAATTTGAGCTAAAAGACCATCACCAATAGTAGGAACGCCTGAAATACCTGATTGTGCACCACCTGGAGTTGAAATATTTCCAGACATAGATGACTTACCAAACCAACGCATAACCTCAAGGTCATACATAAATTGAGCTTCAGTTTGTTGCTCTTTAGTAAAGAACCATAGACGGTGTCCATTGTGCTCAACCCAAGTAACATCTGTTAAATCACGCGCATCAATAACTAATTTCTTACGAGAAATAGTAAGATGGTTTTTACGAGTTTCAGGGTAAGCATAACCTTCACCTACTTCAGCTCCTAAAGAACCTTCACCAAAAGCGTTACCAATAATACCAATAACTCCATCAGTAGAAGCAGTAATATCAGTATCAATGTCATTTAAAGCTTTACCTACTACAGATTTTACATTTGTTCCATCAGTGATAGATTGAACATGTAATTGTAAACCTGAAGATAAACGAATAATGTCATTTACATTAATCATACATGGTAAGTCTGCTGTATCAGTAACTGAAATAGTTATATTGTCACCAAGAGCAGAAACGTCAGCTGAAAAATCTGCAGCTAAAGTTTGTTGATTTCTGTATCGAGC